GCATGGCTAGAAATGATCTCTTTGGTATGAACAACCAGTATTTCCTGATGGATATTTTTTCCTTCTCGTCAGGATTTGCTTTTGGTAACTTTGACATGACGAACTACTACATGATCAAGCAATATTTTGAAACGCTTGACATGATTGTTCAGACTGGATCTTTGATACAGTTTAGATTTAATCAAAGAAGTGATAGATTATACATTGATATTGATAAAAATAGAATGGTAGAAGGCAACTATCTTCTGATCGAATGTTATTCTTATGCAGATCCAGATGTTGCTACTCAATTTTACAATGATAGTTTCATCAAACAGTATCTAACTTCATTGATCAAGAGACAGTGGGGTCAGAACCTAATCAAGTTTAACAACGTACAACTGCCTGGTGGCGTATCACTGAACGGCAGACAGTTGTTCGAGGATGCACAGAAAGAGATTGATGCTCTCATGGAGAAGAGCTCGTCTTACTATGAACTTCCCCCAATGGATATGATCGGATGAAGAGTATCTATTTTCCACAGCACGGTGGTGTCAGCACCGAACAGGCGCTTATCCAAAGTTTAGTGGATGAGCAGATCAAATTGTTTGGCAGCGATGTCTACTATCTTCCAAGGAAGATGATCAAAGATGTAGCACTCAACGATGTCTTGTATTCCGAGTTTACAACTCAATACATGATCGAGATGCTATTGATCAACGTTGAGGGATTTGGATCACCATCTGAATTCATTAGTAAATTTGGTCTACGTATCACTGATGAGATCACAATGGTGGTGTCACAGAACAGATGGAGTCAGGTATTCCAAGAGTTTGCTGACATCACTACCGTAGATGGTAGACCTAATGAGGGAGATCTTATCTATCTACCACTTACTCAAGATCTATATGAGATCAAGTTTGTAGAAAGAGAAGCACCTTTCTATCAGCTAGGTAAGAACTACATCTATACGATGACTGCTGAACTCTACGAGCTTGGTAACGACGAGTTCGAGACTGGTATTGGAGAGATTGACGAGATCGAAGAGATCTTTGCTCCTTCTATCACCATTGACATGGATCCACAAGCCACCACACATTACATCCAAGGTGAGACGGTGACTGGTGGAACCACTGGAACAACTGCTGAAGTATCCTTCTGGGATAGAGATAATCACACCCTTACACTTATCAACAGAAACGGTAACTTTACCCCTGGAGAGACCATCACTGGATCTGAAAGTGGCGTTGTCCAAGACAGCGTAGAAGTCGATAACTTGACGCTAGAAAACGTCGAGTACGCCGACAATAAATATATTGAAACAACAGCTGATGATCTTCTCGACTTCACCGAGAGGAACCCATTCGGTGAGTATGGTAAAGTAACTGGTGAGTTCTGATGTTAGGTCCACATTTTTATAACGAAGCGATTAGAAAAACAGTAATCGGTTTCGGTACACTATTCAACAACATTGAAGTCAGGAAGTACGATCCGTCAACTGGTGACGTGATTGAGGCCGAGAAGGTTCCTCTGGCGTATGGTCCGAAGAACAAATTCTTGACACGTCTGGAGCAGAATCCTGACGTTGATAAGAAAGTCGCTATCACATTGCCACGTCTCTACTTTGAGATGACTGGTATCAATTATGATGGTGCAAGAAAGACTGCTCCAACACAGAAGTATAAGACTGTCATCAATGATGATGGAACTGAAGTGAAGATGCAGTATGTTCCTGTTCCATATAACATGGAGTTTGAACTAGGCATCATCGCAAAGGCACAAGATGATGGTCTACAGATTCTTGAACAGATTCTTCCATACTTCCAACCCAACTTTAATATCACGGTCAATATGATCAGTGATATGAATGAGAAGAAAGACATCTCCATTATTCTCAACGGCATTAACCACGAGGATGATTGGGATGGAGACTTTTTGAATAGAAGATATATTACTTGGACTCTTAACTTTACCGCCAAGTCTTACATCTACGGTCCTTACAGCAACAGCGGTCTCATCAAGAAGGCAACTGTATACGAAACTATCGGAGACCCAGATCAGGGCAAACGTGCAGTCGCACTCACATACACACCCAAGGCACTGGAAGATAAGAACCAGGATGGTGTTATCGATGCTGCGGACGATGCATTGGTTATCAGCACAGACGACTTTGGATTTAACGAGGGTATTGAACTGCTATGAACGAATTTGAAAAGAACATGGAAGATATCTTTGATATCGAAGTTGAATCTACAGAGATCGAAGCATCAAAACCATCCAAGCCTGTCCCCAAAAAAGAGGACAAGGATGATCCTACGAAAGACTACGAATATACTCGCGGTCAACTGTACAACCTCATAGACAAGGGTCAGGAGGCGCTCAACGGGGCGTTAGAGGTGGCACAGGAGTCAGGGCACCCAAGAGCGTATGAAGTCGCTGTGAACGCCATGAAGCAGGTTGCAGACACTACTGACAAACTGATTGACCTACAGAAGAAAATGAAGGATCTTGAGGCCCCTACCAAGCGAGAGACTACCAACACTACAAATAACTTATTCGTTGGTAGTACCGCAGACCTCCAAAAGATGCTCAAACAAATAAATAAGAAAGACGAGGAAGAAACGTAATGACTATCCATAGAGTTCTTGTAGAAAAACTTGGCGCTACCGAAGCTGCTGATTTTGTAGGCAATGCTGGTGAATTATTTTTTGATCCTGCTACCACTACGTTGAGATTTTCCAACGGAACTGCTGCTGGTGGTCAAGCTGCTGGTGCTGCTCTCGAAGGAACCATGACTGGCAGTATCATTCCAGATACTAACAACGCTTATGACATCGGTTCTGCCGAATATAAGATCCGTGACCTTTATGTCAACGATGGATCTATTCACACAGAAAGTGGTAATGCTCTGTCATTCTATGATGGCAATTTAACTTGGGGTGGTGATGAAGTTATTATGCTAAATGATCTCAAAGAAATGATGGCAGCAGCAACGTCATTTGAAGATTTCAAAGCGACTATTCTAGGACTATAATGGCACAAGTAATCAAACTTCTGGGACCACAGATCCCACTGACCGATGCTGACGATCAAGGTCAGAATGCCGAGTTAGCAACCAAAGTTTATGTGACCCATGATCCAGGTGGTGGTCAGGCACATGAGATCATTCTCAAGAATGAAGGAGGTGATGTTCTGGGAACTATTCATCTTTTGAATGGTCATGACATTATTATTGACAAAGAACCAACGGACTATCTACACACGGCAACTAATACTACCCATGTGTTTTTCGGTCCTGTAGCAGTAATGGGGTAATAAATATGAAGTCGTTTAAAGATCTGCGTAGTGACATCACCGAAGCAGCCTGGACCCGAAAGGAAGGAAAGAAAAAGTCAGGAGGACTTAATGAGAAGGGACGAAAGTCTTACGAAAGAGAAAATCCTGGCAGCGACCTCAAAGCTCCAAGCAAGAAGGTTGGAAACCCCCGTAGGGCATCCTTCTGCGCTAGAATGAAAGGTATGAAAGCCAAGCTAACTAGCAAGAAGACTGCGAAAGATCCTGATTCCCGCATAAACAAGTCCTTGCGTGCTTGGAACTGCTAATTATAATACGTAAGCATTGATACTATGGCCATGAGATTTAAAGCGGAAGACATTTATCGCTTGATCAAAGCGTGTGAGTGTTACCAGGACAAGACTGGATCTGAATATATGTGGGAAAAATACGATGACTTGAAGCAGAAGCTTCGTGTCTACATGGAAGAATACTGTCCCGAGGATAATGTACAGGGAACCTCACTTACAGAAGAAGTCTGATGATTGTGCCGCTCTATGGTGGGAGTGGCATAGACTATGGATAAAAAAGCATTAGGTGCGCCAGAGGCGAGAGAAAAGTGGTGCCAATGCGTTAGTGAGTTTGGAGAAATGGTAAGTCAGGAAGTCAACACAAATCCACGTTACAAAGGGCTTCAAGTAGACCTCAATACCCCCGAACCTGATAGATAGTGTAGTCGCGTAAACTTCTATGAAGTTTCTATTTGCGTTTTTAGCTACACTATTTCTCGCTGCTCCTGCTTGGGCCGTCGATGTGCAAATGGGTGCTAACGGCAATCTGGTTTTCGACCCTGCCGAAGTAACTATTTCTGCTGGCGAGTCAGTCCATTTTGTAAACAACATGCTTCCTCCTCACAATGTAATTGTTGAGGATCACGACGAACTCTCTCACGAAGCACTCGCATTGTTACCTGGCGAAGAGTTTGATGTTGCATTCTCCGAAGCAGGTGACTACACTTATTGGTGTGCTCCCCATAAAGGTGCGGGCATGATCGGTACTGTGCATGTAGAATGATGGAAAAATTCAACAGGTTTGTTTTAGACATTACTGTTGCAATACTAGATTTTCTCTACCAAGGTAGGGACTATCAACGCTTTTGGGTGCTTGAGGAGATTGCTCGGGCACCTTATTTTGCGTTCTTAAGTGTATTACATTTTCGTGAAAGTATGGGACTTCGCGGTCCCCAGCATCTATATTTGATGAGACAACACTTTGATCAGTCAGTCAATGAAACAGAACATCTGGAATACATGGAAAGTCGGGGTGGTAACAATTATTTTATTGACCGCTTTGTTGCCAAGCACCTCGTTCTTATCTACTATTGGAGCAATGTGGTTTATTACTGGGTGGCTCCTGTGTCTGCTTACCATCTCTCCTACGAGGTAGAGATACATGCAGCAGAGACTTATGCAAAGTATCTTGCTTTGAATGGTCATGACGACAAGATCCTTGAGATCTTGAACGATGAGTTGGAGCACTCCAGAGAACTACAACTTGCTATGGAGAAGATCTATGTTTAAGAACTGGGGGAAAGGTGTAGAACCTCCCGAAAGGTTATCGAGAGAAGACGTACAGGAGATGATTGATGCAGCAATTAGGAAACACAATCGCAATGCTTCTATCATCTCTATGTGTGTCGGGTGGGTTGTCCTGGCTTTGTTTGCTGAAGGACTCCTACGTTTGATTGGCGTCATTCCCCCATTACTACCATGGTTGAAAATCACTTTATAGTTATCGAGTGGATAGGTATTATCCTGGCACTTGTATTTGGTGTAACTATGTTCTGCCAAGGCCACGCCATATTTCATGGTAAATATGGGTACAAACACACAGAGCGTGAGCAGAAAAAAATGTCTGACGCTCGAAAACAAGTAGAGGATTTATTTAAAAAATGAAAGTAGGAATTATCGGACTCGGTAGGATGGGCGAAGGCATGTCCCGCCGTCTTATCAAATGTGGACATGAAGTACATGGGTATCGTAACAATGTTGCAAAAGCTCAAGAGCAATTTGAAAAGGGTTATATCAGTGGATATACCGATTCTCTGGAAAGCCTTGTTCAAGTAACACACAAGGGATCAGAAGCAACTGGGGATGTTCCAGGAGTATTCATGATGGTTGTGCCAGCAGAAACTGTAGAGGATACTATCAATGACTTACTACGATATTGTCGTGAAGGCGACATTATTATTGATCATGGCAATAGCAATTTTAAGGACAGTCGGAAAAGAGCCGAGCGTCTTGCAAAACTTGGCATCGCGTATCTTGACTGTGGTACTAGTGGTGGTGTTTACGGTTTGGAGCGTGGATACTGTCTTATGGTTGGGGGCGGAGATACTGCAGTCGCCACTTGTGCGCCTATTTTTAACGCACTCGCACCAGGCATTGCAAGTGCTCCCAGAACTCAACCCGACGATTTCGTAAGACAATCTGAACTAGGTTGGTTGCATTGTGGTGGTCCAGGTGCTGGTCATTTTGTAAAGATGGTTCATAATGGAATCGAATATGGAATCATGCAAGCAT